ATCGTCTAATGGGACTCGCTAGTGATTTTCTAAAACGCCAAGCATCACAGTTTGTTGACCGTGGCATCAATAGTTTGCTTGGTGGGATCTTTGGTGGTCCGCAAGAAGCTGGTTCTGGCTTCAGCGTCAACAGAATGGTTGCTTCTCTTGACAAGAGCGGCATCGCACCATCAAGCCACTTTGAAGTGTTTATCTTTGGTGGCAAGAATGTTGGTGATGAAAGAGACATGGCATTCCGTGTTGACACCATTGACCTTCCTGGAAGAAACTTTGCGCCAATTGATCATAAGTTCACTAACATGGGACCAGTGAATCGTATTCCAGGACAACAGTTCTATTCTGATGTTACTGCTACAATTCTGCTCAGCGAAGATCTCAGAGAAAAAGATTACTTTGAGTGGTGGCATGAGAAGATCGTCAACACTGGCGCATATGAAACAACTGCAACCTATGCTGCTGAAGATGCAGCAAACGAGGAAGCAAGAACAAGAGCAGAAGAAAACATGGTTGAATTTGAAGCAATTCCTTCTAAATATAACCGTTCTTATTCAAACAGCCCATTTACGCACAGATATTTTGATAGTTACATTGGTCGTGTAGAGATTCGTCAGTATGGTATGAATGGCGAATTGAGATCTATTCATACGCTCAACGAAGCATACCCACTTTCTATTGCGCCGATCAGCATGTCGTGGGGTTCTGAAGATGCTGCGAGAATGCAGGTAACATTTGGTTACAGAAACTACAAGGCAGTGTTCAACAAAGCAGATCAACCAGGAATGGGTTTTGGTTTCAGTTTCTCGCTTGGTAAAGGTGGTCTCAAACTTGGAGCAAGACTTCCAGGTATTGGCAACATTGGTTTTGCGAAGGGTGCTGGACTTACTGCTAATCTTGGAGGTCTTTCGAAAAAGATTTTTGGATAATATGATTTGAGGAGATTATTATGGCTTTACCAGTAATGGCGGTGCCAACATTTAAGACAAAAGTTCCATCAACAGGAAAACAAATTGAATATAGACCCTTCTTGATGAAAGAAGAAAAGATTTTGTTGATGGCGATGGAAGGTGGCGATGCTGCAGAAATGGCAGCAGCAATGAAACGAACACTTGAATCTTGTATCATGACTGAGATTGATATTGAATCACTGGCTACATTTGATTTAGAATACCTATTCTTGCAGCTGCGTGGTAAATCTGTTGGTGAAGTCATTGAGATTTCTGTTGGACATACAGGAGAAACTGAATGCCAACACAGAACAGAAGTAAAAATTAATATTGATGATATTAAAGTTTCAGGTGTAAAAAAAGATAAGACCATTTCAATCACAGATGAGATCGGTGTTAAAGTAAGATACCCTTCAATGAATGATGCACTTAAACTGGACAGTGATGATGGAGACGCTCCATTAAAATTGATTGCATCTTGTATTGATGTTGTTTACGACAAAGAAAATGTCTATGACGAATTTACTGAAGATGAGATGATTGAGTGGTTGGAGAGGTTGAATAAGAAACAATTTGATAGTGTTGTTAAGTTTTTTGAGAATATTCCTAAGCTATCATACAAAGTTGAGTGGACTTGCCCTGAGTGCAAACAGAAAGATTCTTTTGTGCTGGAGGGCATGGCGGATTTTTTTATCTTGCACTGATACATGAATCACTAGCAAATATGTATCAGCTGAATTTTGCACTAATGCAACATCATAAATATAGTTTGACTGAACTTGAAAATATGATACCGTTTGAGCGTGACATTTATATTTCGTTATTGAAGCAACATTTGGACGAACAAGAAGAGCGGATGAAGCAACGAAATGGCTGAAACATTACCAATTGTTAACGCAATTGACAATTTAAGAGAATCAAATAAAGACCAGCGTGAACGCTTACAGAAAAGTATGCGTGCTGGTTTGCTTAATGTTGTTAAAAGCATTGAGCGACTTGGTTCTAATATGGGCAGACTTAGACCTGCTCGCTCTGAGATTGCCATGCCGCAGCAGGAATTGCTTTCACCTCCACAAGAAGGGCAATCAAACGAACCTCATTTCTTTGACAAACTTTCCACATGGTTTGAGTTTCAGACATCTCAGGGTGCAAGGAAAATTGCCGAGCTGGAAACCACAAACAGACAACAAGGGAAAACTATTCTTCAATTGAACGAAAGGGTTGTTGATGAACTTGTTCCTGCTCTTAATCATCTCAAAGAAGAAATCACAAAGCTCGTAAGATACACAAGACTGCAGCTAAAACAGGCTGCAGTCAGCACTGGCGTTCAAGTCACTCCTCGAGTTCAAACTCTTAACAAGAGGCTTGCTGAATTTGATGATTTGCAAATGCTTCTTAAGCAGCAACAAGAGCAGCTAAAATTATCTCAGAACCAATATGCTCCACTTCATTACGAACCAATCATTAATGAAATTAAATCAAAATTGGAAGAAATGAAGAACAACATCAGAATTTCTTCTGACCTTGAGGAAAGAAAGAAATTGAGAGATGTATATACTGCTTCAATGCGAGTAGTACAATCTATCGATGCTAATGAAAAAAGAGTTGCTGATGCGGTAAAAGAAAACAGTGAAGTAATAAAAGATCATGGGTCGAAAGTTGTTGATAATACTAATGAGACCAGAAAAAATACCAATAAGCGTGATGAAGGTAATAGACAAGAAAGAAAATTATTCACCAATTTGTTCAACAATCGTGGTCCTCTTTACAACATTTTTGCTGACATTAAAGAAGGGAATAGTCGAATTCATAAATGGTTGAAGGAAAAGTGGAGCGGCGAAGATGAAGACGGTAGAGGTGGCTTAGGAACACTTGCAACAACAATTGCGCTTTTGTCCAATCCACTGGTGTGGAAAGCTGCGATGGTGGGGTTTCTTGCTTATGGTGCGATTAAAGGGCAACAAAACATTGCTGATGCAATGGGAAGAGCCAGTGATCCTGAATATGATAAGAAAAAATCATTGGCAGAGCGTGCGGCTCGAGGTGATCAAGAAGCTAAAAGGCAATTGAGAATTGAACTTTATGGCACTGAGGATGAGGAAGAGGCACTCTTTCGTAAAAGATATGGCAAACTTGGTGTTATGCTTCGTGATTGGTGGAACGAAGAACCAACACCTCCTCCTGCTCCTCCTGCTGGCGGCGATGAATATGAGGGGCTTATCGAAGGCGCATCGCCAGTTACACCTCCAGAAAAGGAAGAAGGTCCAAGTTGGTGGCAAAAACTTCTTGGTATCGGAGACGCTGGTGCAGCTGATATCGCACCATCAGCAAGACCAAGTTCAGTTGAAACAAAAAAAGGGATGGATGGATTTCAAGTTATGAAGCGTTCTGCGGATCAAGCAGCAAAGGGACAAACGATATTTGTCGATAATTCTAACAAGGTCGGTGACACCAACAATACTCAGATCACAAACAATCAGAATACTTTTGCTCCAATCAGTGCTAGTCCGACTCTTGTTACTCCATCAAATAGCGATTATTGGGGCAGACCAATTGTTGCAATAGATGCTCCATAAAAAAGGGGAGCCGAAGCTCCCCAACAATCACTAACCAAGAAGTGGCATCAATCTTCTTCAGCTAGTTTCTCAAAGAACGACAGACTGTCGTCGTCATCATCACCAAAAGAGACTTCATCACTAACCTTTGGCGCAGCTGCTGCCTTCATGGCAGGTGCTGCTGCAACTGGTGCTGGATCATAATCTTCAGCACGAGCAGTAGGAGCATTGCGACCAAGAACTCGGTCCAGCTTTGCCTTCAGTTCATCATAAGACTTGAAGTGACGGCGATCAAGGAAATCAGCAAGACTATACATGCTGTTATAAACTTTTTCCAGTTCGTCGTCATCACCCGCCAATAGCGCAGAAGTAGCATCAAACTCAGACTTATCATAGTTACGATAACCTTCTACATTGCGGATCTTCAACTTGAAGTCAGCACCACCCCAGAAGTCAAACGGATTCAATGCATCCTCATCTTCGAACTCTGGGTTCATTGCTTCATTCAACTTATCCCAAATCTTCTTGCCATACTGGAACAAGAAAACCTTACCTTCATTGGCAGGGTTCGCAGGATCCTTAACAACATAGATGTTTGAGATATACTTCAGACGACGCTTCTGCTTGCGTGCCTGTTCCTTACCAGCATCAGTACCATTGTTCCAAAGTTCGCTGTTGTATTCACCAACAGGATCCTTTTCACCGATAGTAGTCAGGCTGTTTTCAATATACCAACCACCTGGACCTTGGAAGCCATGATCAAACACTCGCACGAATGGCAGATCTTCACC